CGGTGCTTCGTCGCCCCAATACGGACGTTTCCGGATAACGACTCGATTGTTGAACTCGTCAAAAGCGAGCGCGTCCTTCCATGCCGGGTGATTGCGCAGGTACAAGATGAGGTTGGTCAGAAGCGGTCGGACGCCGCCCTCGGCATCAAGCTTAAGATTAAGGGTCCAATTCGAATAGGTCGACCGCTGGCCTGCCGCGCCGGCAATCTGCTTCTCGTGCTCCTTTTTCATTTCGTCGAAGCGCAACTTGAGCAGCCGCTTGAGCGCGCCTTCGCGGATACCAGCGAAGTGGTCGGCCTTTTTGCCGCTTGACGGATGCAGGGCATCGCGGATCGCCAGCTCAACTTGCACGTCTTCGGCATCAAACTTAATCTTGCGCAGATCATCAAAGCTGTTTGCTTGCGCCACTTTGGCGACGAGGCCGAGCTGCTGCAGCAATTGGTCCGCCCATGCGAACAGCTTCTGTTTACGCTCGGTCTCGGCGCGCGCGTGTCCCTCGGCGTCTTGCGTAAACGGGATGATGTCGGCCGCCATTGATTTTCCCCTAACGGTCGTGACCGTTGTGACCGCGTGTCACGTCATTCCCATTTCTCAGGCAGCTTTGCCGCTTCGTGCTCGAGCGTCTTGAGCACGAGTTTGGCCTGTGCGACCGCTGCATCAATCGCCTTTGGGTCTTGAAGACCTACTTGTAGGACCAGCTCCTTAACGACGCGGATCAGCACGCCTTGTCGCTTGAGATCGTCCAGCAGCGTCTCGAGGCGGCTGACGCTATTGCCCAAGTGCACGGAGAGGAAACCGATCTCGTTCTGCGCTTCTTGATCGAAGCTGCGGTCAAGACGCATCGCAATTTCAGTGTTGATGGAGACTCCGCGTTTTGCAGCTGCCTGCTCAACGCGCCGGCGTAACGCTTCCCTGATTCGCAGGCCCACCTGAACAACAACTGTCGGTTTGCGTGCCACCGGCCTCCTCCCTGGATTTGACGGGATGTCAAAGGACAAGATGGCACAGAACTAATACCAACACAAGTGTTGTTGACAACTTAAATGTTGGCAAATAGCGTGACAACACTTTTGTTGCTACGAAATCGAAAGAAATCGAAGAAAGGCCCGTCAAATGCTCGATAATGACAAGCCCAAATGGATGAGCGTTCCGGAAGCCGGGCGGGTCTATTACGGCCTGTCCCGGAACGGCTCCTACGACGCGGCGGAGCGCGGCGACATTCCGACGGTTCATGTCGGGCGGTTGCTGAAAGTGCCAGTGAACATGATGGAGCAAAAGCTCAACACGGCCGGAGCTGTGCAGCCGCGCAAGCACAAGCAATGAGGATTTCCGCCCCGGCGCTGCGCACCGACGGCACCGGAACGGTCAATCTCAAAATCGGTGTGAGGGGCGGCTCCCTAAAGCGCTGACACCGCCGGAGCCGCCAAGTGATGAGGTTCCAATATGTCGGAACGGCCTTCTATATGGGCGGAAGCGCCCGCACGTCAATCCACTCACAGAGTGAAAAAGCAGTTCCGCCACGGTGAACGCAAGGCGGTGCTGCAGGCAATCACCGGCGCCAGCCTGCTGCGCGGGCTGCCGATCGTAACACCGGAAATGAAAACGACACGGGAGCCAGAACCTTCGTAAGAGGGTTCGGCTCCCGTTTTTTCTTTGCACACGCTGCACGCCGCTCGAACGGCGATCGGCAAACCCAAGGAGCTCGCGATGCGCGATAACTATACGCCTCAGCCTAAAAATCAAGATCCTGCGGCAGGGAGGGCGCGATGAGGTACCGCCCCTTCATCCGAGAATCCCTCGAATTTCTCGCCGAGAACGGTCTCAACGCCCGAGTCGAGCGGGGCCGCAAACATCCGAAAATCCGTTTCAGAAACGCCCAAGGCGCCGCCTGCACCGTCACTGTCCCGTGCTCGCCCAGCCGGCAGTCCGCCGGCAAGGCCACGCGCGGCGAGCTGCGGCGGCAAATGCGGCGCGAGCCCAATGGCCGCTAGGAGAAAACACATGTCTCTCAAAGTTCCTAGAACCGAATGCGCCATCATCTCGGCCAACGACATGCGCGAACTGCGAATGCTCGTCCCGGAACGTGTCGATGGCGACGGCGAAATGCCGGGCGTGATGGCGTTCATGCTCGCCTGCTTTATGCGCAGCCGCGATCCTGGATTCGTCACCGAGCAGCTGGCTTGGCTCCATCAGCTCGAAATCGAAATCGAGAACCAGCTTTTTGGCACTCAGTGAAGGAATATTTCAATGCCAGCTATCACTTCCACTTCGTCCTCTGTGCCGACGCGACCGCGCGTCGAGGAGTTTTTCGCCAAGCATGATCCGGTGCGCGCGCGGCTGATCTTCGCGCTCGATGCAACAGCGAGCAGGCAGCCGACATGGGATCAAGCCGCCGTGCTGCAGGCGCAGATGTTCGCGGCGGCCGCAACCGCCGGCAATCTTTCGTGCCAGCTCGTCTATTACCGCGGCTACAACGGCGAATGCCGCGCGACGCAATGGTTCGACAGCCCCAAGGCGCTCGGCGAGGCGATGAACAAAATCGTCTGCATGGCCGGACACACGCAGATTGAGAAAGTGCTCAAGCATGCCGCGCGTGAACACGCCAAGACGCCGATCGCAGCACTGATCCTCATCAGCGATGCCTGCGAAGAAAGTGAAAGTGCACTTTATACCGCGGCCCGCGAGCTCACTGTGCCGTGTTTCGTTTTTCAGGAGGGGCATTCGGATCTGGTCGCCGGCATTTACAACCGGATCGCCGAAATCACCCAAGGTGCCGTGGCACAATTTGATAGCAGCAGCGCCACCAAGCTCGCCGATCTTTTGAAGGCCGTCGCCGCCTTTGCTGCCGGCGGGATCAAGGCGCTGGAGGCGCAGAAGTCCGCAGCCGCCACGTTGCTGCTCGCTCAGATGAAGAAGTGAGGCCCGCATGCGCGAACGTTTAGCCAACCGGCGGGGATGCGAATTGTTCGATTTCGAATCGATGGGCTTGCAGTTCACCGCCAGCATCGGGCGCTTTGAAGACGGCCGCCTCGCTGAAGTGTTTTTGGACAATCACAAGGCGGGCTCGATGGTCGGAACATTGGTTCGCGACGCCGCGATCATCCTGAGTTTTGCGCTTCAGCATGGCGCCGATCCGATCGCGATACGTCTCGCTCTCTGCCGCGACAGCCAAGGCCGCGCGCTCGGTCCGCTCGGCGCTGCACTCGATCAGATCCAGAAGTTGAAACGCCCATGAAGATCATCACCGCTGATGAAAGGATGCGCGAGCTTCGCGGTTCCACGGTGCTGATGATGGGGCCGCCGGGGGTCGGCAAAACCTGGCAGCTGCGCACGCTCGACTTACCGCGCACGCTGTTTGTCGAAATCGAAGCCGGCGATCTCAGCGTGCAGGACGTGCTGGTGGATATGATCCGCCTGAAGGATTGGCCAACGGCGCGCGATATCGCCTGTCAAATCGGCGGCCCCAATCCGAGTTATCCGCCGACGGTTAGCTATAGCCAAGCGCATTACGATGCCGTCGGCGGCAAACTCGATAATCTCGACAAATACGAGATCCTTTTCATCGACAGCATCACTGCTGTCAGCCGTCTCAGCCTGCGCTGGGCGGAGCAACAGTCAGAATCCTTCTCGGACCGTACGGGCAAGCGCGATACCCGCGGCATGTATGGGCTGCACGCCCGCGAAATGATTTCCTGGCTCAGCCACCTTCAGCATGCGCCCGGCCTGACCGTGATCTATGTCGGGATTTTGGAGCGCGTCGTCGATGAACTGAAGGTCGCGACTTGGCAGCTGCAATGCGACGGCGGCAAGACTTCGCGTGAGCTCCCTGGCATCGTCGACGAAATCATCACTTATCAGTTCCTGGATTTTGGTGACGACAAGCCGCCAACCCGTGGCTTTGTTTGCACGTCGCCGAATCCATGGGGCTACCCCGCCAAAGACCGCAGCGGCCGGCTCGATCAAATCGAGGAGCCGCATCTCGGAAAACTGCTCGAAAAACTCACCCGCAAGACCAACGAGGAGATCTGAAATGTCGAACTTCAAAGACTTCAATGACGCCGGCGAACAGCGCTCGCAGGACGTGATTCCGGCAGGGACGATTGTGACCGTGCAAATGAACATCGTACCGGGCGGTATTGGCGAAGGCGGCTCGCTAACGAATGCTGCTAACGGCGCCTGCAAAGGCCTCAACTGTGAATTCACGGTCGCCGGCGGCGACCACGACAAGCGCAAATTCTTCAAATGGATGGTGGTCGAAGGCACCACACCGGGTCACGCCGAAGCGGGCGAGATCACCCGCAATCTATTGCGCGCGATTTTGGAAAGCGCACGCGGCATCAGGCCAGATGACAAAAGCGAGGCCGCGCAAGCCGCGCGCAAGGTCACTGGCTGGGGCGATTTCGAAAACTTGCGGTTCATCGCCAAGCTCGGCGTAGAGCCGCCAAAAGATGGCTATCAGGCGAAGAACAAAATTCAGGAAGTGATCACCCCCGACAGGCAGCCTTGGCGGAAGGTCGAGCAGATCACCAAGCCGAACAGCGGAGCGCCGACCGCTACCACAACGCCGCCAGCAAATGCGATCTCGCGGCCGCAATGGGCAGGGTGATGCCATGGCGCGCCCTCGTATTGAGCACCTCAACGCCAGGCACGATGCAAAACCAGTGTCGGGCGGAAGGCTCTACATCACCAAGCGCGACGACGCGGCCGAGCGCGCGCGGTGGCGAGACTCAAATGATGAAGAACGTGAGGAGTGGCAGAGGGCCATTTGCCAGCGCTACCGCGACAAGGAAACGACCGGGGTCATTAAGGCAATGGTGCGTGAGTGTTTTCAAAAGCACGTACACGCGCATTTTCAAAAACAACTAGAACAAAGGCTAATTGCCATGGGCGAAATCACAGACAAGGAAAACGATTGGCAGGACAAAGCCACGGCAGCGGCAATTCTTGCCATCAAGCAGGTAGCCACCGCGGTCAAGGGGAGACGCCGGTATCCCGAACACCAAACAGCTCGGCGCGCTTTCTGACAAGGACCTGGGCATCATCGCCACGGCGGTGATCTTCGCCTGGATCCGCACGCGGTGCGAACAAGCGGCTGCCGAGGGCATCAGCCAAGAAGAGGCCGTACGGATGACCGGGCTCTCACCCTCTCCATGTGACGTCGCGGTTGTCACTTCGATCCTGCCGATGCTGGCCGATCAAGCCAAGATCGACTGGGCGTTACCGTTAGCGTCGTGGAGCAGAGACGCCATGACAAACTTTTTGCTCCTCGCCTGGCAGCTGATCAACAAAGCCGAGCTCGCGCGCGATCAAGGCAAGATCATCAGCAAGTCGAAAGATTGGGACACCAAGGGGGATGACATCACGGACATCCCTTTCGACCAGTGAAGTTCGTGCTGACGCTGCAGCCCTTGCCCGGTGTGGATCCGATCAGATCCTTGCGATGGGTGCTCAAAGGGCTGCTGCGGCAGCATGGGATGCGATGCGTGAATCTGCATGAAGAAAAACCATGAGAGCGGACCACAAGATCAAAAGCGGAAAACGTCTTCAGGGCTGGGAACGACAAGCGGTCCTTGACGCGTATATCGCCGGCGAAAAACTTTCGGCCGTTGCCGCGGAATTTGGATGCTCAGAGACCGCTATTTCACAGTTGGCAAGGCGGCGTGGCATTCCACGTAGGCCATGCAATCCGAAAAAGAAGAGCAACAATGCTGAATTTCAATCGCGCCAATCTTTCTGAACGCTCGCTCAATGAAACGCTAAACGAACTGATCGAACGCGCCGAGCCGCCAGGCAAGAATTACCGGCAGTATTTGGGCGCGAGCTCGATTGGCGCCGAGTGTTTGCGCAAAGTGCAATACGATTGGATGTGCGATCCGCAGCATCCGGCGCGGATTAAAGATATTTTCGAGCGCGGGCACTTCTTTGAAGAAGTGACGCGGCAGCATTTGATTGCAGCCGGATTTGAGTTTGCTCCAGCTGACAAGCTGAAATTCGAAGCTGCTGGCGGGCTGTTTCGCGGTCATGCCGATGGCAAGATCATCGCGGGTCCGGAATTGCCAGGACTAATTTTTCCTTGCCTGTGGGAATGCAAGTGCCTCAAGGCCAAAAGCTGGCGCGCGATCGAGCGTGACAGCCTGACCGGGCTTTATGAGATCTATGCGGCGCAGGTCGCACTCTATCAAGCCTATTTGGATTGCACCAATCCCGCGCTCTTTAGCGTCGTCAACGCCGATACGGCTGAGCGGCTGCACTTCGCCGTGCCGTTCAATGTGCAATTGGCGCAAGCGACCAGCGACCGCGCCGTTACGGTGATCGAGGCAACCCGCGCCGGCGAGCTGTTACCGCGCGTAACCGAAAATCCAGAGGACTGGCGCTGCCGCATGTGCCGATGGCGCGAAAGGTGCTGGCATGGGTGAACTCAACGAATCGACCGCGAAGCGCATCGGCAAATTGGTCCGCCTGATGAGCTCCGAGCATGACGGCGAATGGGGCAATGCAGTCCGCAAGCTGAAGCTGGTTTTAAGTAACAAAGGGCTGACGTTCAACGACCTCGCCATCGTCATCGAAAACTGCGACGGCGCCATCGAAGAGCGCAAATATTCCGACGCCGACGCCAAAATCATTTTCGCGCGCGGCATCGAAAAAGGCCGCGCCGAAGAAGCGCAGAAGCAAGCCGCGCCGCCGGAATTTTACGACAACGATGGCGAACCGCGCTGGTACGAAATCGCCGTGTTCTGCCAGCAGAACAGCGAGCAATTGCATAATCAGTGGCAGCGGGATTTTGCCAACGACATCCCCGCCAAGATCCTCCAATACGGCAAGCCAACGGAAAAGCAGAAGCCGCACCTGCTCGGTATCTTCGTTAAACTAGGTGGCCGCTATGTCCCAAAAAAATAAGCCGCATACATACGTCGCCGATCTCGCGCATCTTCCTAAAGCGCTGCAGCACATTACCGGGCTAAAGCGCTGGGTGGTGTGGCGCTGGGAGCTGCGCAAGAACAAAAAGAGCGGCAAGCTCGAGTGGACCAAGCCGCCGTACCAGTGCGCCTATCCAAAGAGCAAGGCCAAATCCGACGATCCGAATACCTGGGGCAACTACGCGGATGCGATCGCCGCCGTCGCTGCTGGAAAGGCGGACGGCGCTCTATCGCAACTGTGAGCGCGCCGCGCTGGTAAATCTCGCGCCCGAGCAGCAGCAACGCGTCCTCGGCCTCATTGACTATCCGCGGCAGCTCGCCGGGCCTGATGCGGATCTGCGGCCAGGGCGTGCCGGAAGACGAAGCGCCGGCGCCAGCGCTGGCCCGCCTGTGGTTCTGCCACTTGTAGAATGAGCGGCTGACTTCAACTAACAGGCGCGCAGCGTATTTCAGACCGATGCCATTGGGATGCTTCGCCAGTTCATCGACGATTTGCTCGATGGTCCAACCCTCTGCACCCAGATCGTTGGGTTCATGCTGCGGGATTCTGAAATCGCAGCGCCGAAAGCGGTGAGCTTGTCGGCTGGGCCAAGCGGCTGTGCGTCCAAGGTCGGCGGCAGCGTGCCACACCACCTCTTGAAATTTCTCACTGCGCTGTCCTTCTGGCGCGCCGTTTTCGATCAAGTCGCGGTAATAGTCGAGCTGGGGTCCGGCGTTATTGAAATCAAAACTGATCGGCGGCGCTGATGGCGGCTGCTGGCCGTCAAAGCGTGCCTTCAGGATATCCAGATAATCGTCGATTGATGGGAGGTTCTCGCAAGCCCCTTCCTGCAGCCCGGAAATGGTGATGTAGCGCGCAGGCCATGGCCTGAGACTGTCACCTCGCGGTAGAGCCCAAGCTCGTCAGCCTCGCTTTATCGGCGTCTCAGACGGTAAGAATAAGCTGCATTCGCGATTTACATTTAACAGAGAAAGCGGCGCCGGCATCGAGCTCAGTGGCCTTAGTGGACTTTAAGAGATGTTTCTACCCTACGCGCGAGAAGTGGCAGTGACAGTTTCTATAAGGAGGGGGAATCACCTCCTAAAGCCCACTAAGGCCACTGAAAATGGACGGAGGAAAACGATGGCAAACAACGAAAACATCAACCAGCAAAACGAGATAGATTCAGAAAAGCTTCAGCGTTGGCTGGAAAGTGTTGAAGGCATCGCTGTCGATGGCTTCATGATCGTACGAGGCGAATCCATCAATGGCGAACCGACATGGAAGCTTGTTGAAGCAGGGAAAGACTGATGCAGCTAATCTCCCGCTTAAAACCCTCCAAGCCGATCATGAACGTTGATGAAGTCCTCGAATCCAATCGGCAGTACTTCCTCGACCACCCGGACGAAGAAGAATTCATCCGCGAATTCTGCCCCGGCGAATTCGGCAAGGCCGAGCTGCCGGAGATCCCGCCCGGCTTTCGCTTCGCTACCTGTGTCTCCCGGATCTGGCGTGATGGGGAGCCGATCGGGCGCTATCGCAATTTGATGATGGTGAGTGAGGGCGGACGACTTTAGTGAATTGCTGAGGCTCAATCCGGAGCCCAGCCTGGAAGAGTTTGTGCATCGCTACCGTCGATACGATCTGATTTGCATGGGCAGACTTCAATCAGCGAATGGAAGTTTGGCAGGCGGAATATCGGGCGCGGGCAAAGCCGATCTGCGCGCCATTACGTTATCCTTAACGCCAATTGGCTTGCGAGATTGCGGGGTTATAGCGGCGCAATATGATGAAGCGATTAGCGCGTACTGCAATCAACAGAGGGGAGCGCGATGAACGTGGGTCGGGGCTTGTTTCGGGGTTGGGTTCTAGTGTCTGTTATTTGGATTATCTGTGCCGTATTCTTCGGATATACGATTGTCGTGCCAGAGATTGTTCACGGCAACTTTCAGGCTGTGGACCAAATAAGACAAGGGGTAGATGTAGATGGCAATAAGTCATTACTTGCCAGTAAGCCATTTTATGAAATAGTCCGTTCGCCCTCGGCTGAGAAGCTAAGTGTCACATTTGAGCGTTTAGGCCGTGTACTCATAAAATCGTCCCGTCGCTTTGGTCCCAATAGCGACCGAAGAGCGGACATGGAATATCGGTAAGTGCAAAAGGCGACCATGTGAATAAATGCGGACGGCCCCGCATCGCGGAGGCGCAACGCGTGCCAAGCACATCGCAACGTGCCGGCCCTGCGTAATTTTTGCGAATTCGCTGTAGAACAGG